ATAATGTACTATATAAATATTTTTTATTTTCTATATCATCTTTTCTCTTTTTAATTTCGTCATTTTTCAAGTATATCTCAAGACCTTTATCTAAATCCTTTAAAACGATTTTTCTTTTTTCATTTTCAGATAAACAAAAGACCCTTTTGCTATGGGCTATTTTTGTTTTTGAAAGCAACGTTTCTATATCTCTTCCATAAAATTTAAAATAATCCTTATTCTTTTGAAACCAATCAACCGTTATTTTAGAATTTTCTTTAATTTCCCATCCAATATCTTTTACTTTTTTCAAAAATATATCGTATAAATCTTCCGCATTATACTCATCTGTTTTAAAACGCCACGTGAACCTGGAATCTAGCCCTTGGTTTATGTTAAAAAAGCATTCTTTCAATTCTTTATCATACCCTGCAATAATAACCATAAGGTTTTCCTTGTTATCACTTAATGCTTCACATAGTGTATCGATGCATTCTTTTGCAAAACTATCTATTCTTTCAGAACTTCCTAACGCATATGCCTCATCAATGAAAAGAACGCCTCCAAGTGATTCTTTTATCACATCGCGCGTTTTTAAAGCTGTTTGGCCTAAATAACCCGCAACTAAATCACTTCGAGTTACTTTTTTAAAGATTCCCTTTTTTAATACTCCTATATTGCTGTAAATTTTACCCATAATTTTAGCAATTTCCGTTTTCCCTGTTCCAGGAGGACCATAAATAACTGTATGCATAAAATCACCCGTTATGGCGCTGCTTTTATGAAAATCTTGAACAAAATATAATATTTGGTCTACTATACTATTTTTAAGTTCTTTCATTCCTATCATATTGTTTAATTCTTCCAAAGGTATCCTTATATCGTGTAACGATTTCATATTGATATTATACTCAATGTTATCGTCTAATGGATAAGATTCTACCAAATTTAGTATATCTGATATGTTATTTATTTCTTTTTCAATAGTAATAAACTTCTTATCTGTCTTTACATTAACTTTTTTATTACTTTTATTGTTATTTTTATATAGAATACTATTTTTATCATATTCTTCATTTGTATCTCTATAATAATTGGGGTCTATTGCGTTTATACAACAATTATCGTATTTACATTGTCCAGTAAAGTTACTACTATTATAGTTATTAAAACCTAAAGATTTATTAATGATTTCTATCATTTTATCAATTATATCTTTCATTTCGGGTGATTCGTCATCTGTGTTTTTTTCATTCGTATTATTCATTTGATTCGTATTATTCATTTGATTCGTATTATTCATTTCATTCGTATTATTCATTTCAGGAGTATTGTTTATTTGATGGAATGATATATTTGCGTTATGGTCTAATGTAGTTAACAATTTATTATAACTATTAATTCTTTTAGGGTCGATTACTTGTCTTTTACGTCTGTATATCATTAGATTTATATATAGTATATACAACACGTTTATATTATTTTACTGAATTCTAGTTTGTAAAGTATTCTAATTTATATTATTAACTTTGGTTATCATAATAAATATAAGAGCATCTATATATTTATTAATAAAATGATTTAAAAATAAATTGATTTGTAAAATAACCAAAATATTGATGTCAAATAATAAAGCAATCGAGATCGAAACTATGAGTTCAAAAATGTCTGAAATGAAAACAACTGAAACAATGGAATCAAGAGAATCCAAAGAATTGTTTGATATTGAGAATGAACAATATATCGAAACTCCTTGGCATATTATTGAATCATATTTTAGAGGTCAACATTTAGATAGGTTTGTGAGACATCAATTGGAATCGTATAATAATTTTGTAGGGTACCAAATTATTAAAACGATAGAAATGTTTAATCCTGTTCATATTGCTTCAGAACAAGATTTTGACCCGGTATCGAAGAAATACTCGTTAGAAATTTATGTTACATTTGAAAACTTTCACATATACCGTCCTCAAATTCACGAAAATAACGGCGCTATTAAATTAATGTTTCCTCAAGAGGCGCGTTTGAGAAACTTTTCCTATGCTTCTTCTACCACGGTAGATATAAACATTAAATATCTTGTACGTAATGGTCCGAATTTGGAGAATATTCAAACCTTTTATAAAACAATTCCAAAAATTCATATTGGTAAATTACCAATTATGTTGAAATCAAACATTTGCGTATTGAATCAATACAAGCATTTTGAGCATACACAAACCGGCGAGTGCAAATTTGATGCAGGAGGGTATTTTATCATTAATGGGTCAGAAAAAACGGTATTAGGACAGGAACGTGCTGCAGAAAATCGCGTTTATTGTTTTAATATATCTAAGAATGATACCAAATATACATGGAAAGCAGAGATCAAATCTGTTCCTGATTTCAAGTGCATTTCTCCAAAGCAAATAAATATGATGGTTTATTCAAAAAATAATGGTTTTGGTTATGCTATTTGTGTTGAATTGCCACGTGTAAAGCAACCAATTCCTCTATTTATTGTTTTCAGAGCTCTTGGTATTATTACTGATAAGGAAATTTGTGAAAAGATATTGTTAGATATTAACAGTGATAAAAATAAACAGATTCTTGAAGCACTGCAGGCTTCTGTAATTGATGCTAATAAATACATAACGCAGGAAGAATGTATCAAATATATTACAAGCTTTGTAATGTATACGCCAATCAATATGGATAAAGAAACTGGAATTAAAAAGAAGCACGACTTTACTTTGGAAATATTAAGCAACGATTTATTTCCTCATTGTCACAATATCACCCAGAAGATTTATTTCCTTGGCTATATGGCACATCGTTTGTTACTAGCTTCTTTTGAAATTATCAAAGGGGATGACCGCGATTCTTATTTAAATAAACGTATTGACTCCACTGGGGTTCTTTTAAATAATTTGTACAGAAACTATTTTAACAAGTTAGTAAAGGATATGGAAAAGCAAGTAATTCGTGAAATTAATACAGGTTCTTGGAAATCCAGTGACGATTATGAAAATATTATCAACATGACAAATATTTATAAGATTATTAAATCAACAACCATTGAAAATGGTTTGAAACGCGCGTTATCAACAGGTGATTTTGGTATTAAGCATACGAATTCCAATAAAGTTGGGGTTGCACAAGTGCTGAATCGGTTGAATTACGTCTCTAGTTTAAGTCACGCAAGAAGAGTATCTACACCTACGGATAAGAGCGGTAAGTTGATTCCTCCTCGTAAACTCCATAATACTTGCTGGGGGTTTTTATGTCCTGCAGAGTGTTTCGATCCAGAAACACCAATTCTGATGTGGGACGGAAGCACTAAGCGCGCTGGCGACATTGTACTCGATGACATTCTTGTAGATGACCTTGGAAACCCGACAACAGTTCGTACTACCTGTTCAGGAGAGAAAAATATGTATGATGTTATTCCTGAAAAAGTTAATTTTATGAAACATAGAGTAACTGATAATCATATTCTTAGCCTCCGAATTAGACAGCATAAAAATATTTTAAAATGCTCTCGTAAAGATAGAAAATATAATTATTCTGTCAAATTTCTTAATAGAGATACGTTGAAAATCCAGGAAAAATACTTCATTACGTCCGAAGAAGCAAATGACTATGTAAATAGTTTTGGAGATGATGATACTCTTGATATAACTATTGAGAACTATTTAAAACTTGATAAGCATACTCGCGAGTATTTAGTTTTATTTAAAGTGGCTGGAATTCATTGGGAGAAAAAAAATGTAGAAATGGATCCATACTTGCTTGGTATGTGGCTTGGAGATGGACTTAGTGATGGAACTGGGTTTGCTTTGAATTATAACACCGATAATGAGACATTGGCTTATTGGGAAAAATGGGCTCAAGAAAACGGTGCAATAATTACAAAGGGTGATAAATATAGTTTCTCTGTCGTTTCAAAGAAAAACAAAGAAGCTTATTCATCTGGCTTGTGCAATAGAGCGGAGGAGGCGCCTTTAAAGAAATATCTTCGCAAATATAAACTTTTGAATAATAAGCATATTCCAAATGAATATATTACAAATGACAGAGAAACGAGATTGAAGGTTTTGGCAGGTTTGATTGATACGGATGGTTCTGTTCGCGCTAAAGGTCACGAAATCCGTATTTGTCAAGGTCCTGCAAATTACAGAATAATAGAAGATGCTTATACATTAGCGATGTCTCTTGGATTTTCTTGTGGAATTAAAGAAGGCAGGAGTCAATGGACGGATGAAAAAAGCGCGGTTAAAAAGTTTAGTACATATAAGGAACTAACTATTACAGGGAATAACATCTGTGAAATTCCTACACTGCTTCCACGCAAAAAATTAATTCCTCTAGAAAATAAAACTCTTTTGCAAAGAAGCAAATCTTTTATGTGCAGTAAGTTTAAGTTGGAAGAAGTTGGAATAGGTGCTTACGTTGGATGGCAACTGCACGATAAACGCGGGAGATTTTGTCTTGCCGATGGTATGGCTGTGCATAATACTCCAGAAGGGCAATCCGTTGGTGTTGTAAAGAACTTGAGTTATATGACACACATGACAATTTATTCAAACTCATTGCCGCTGTATGAATATATTATGCCAGAGATCACGCACATTGATAGTATCGATTTATCCTCGTATGATATGTATGAAAAAGTAAAAGTATTTATTAATGGGTCTTGGGTAGGAATAACAGAAACACCTTTAGACTTATATAATTCATTAAAAGATAAAAAGTCGAAAGGTATTATAAATATTTATACATCAATTGTATTTGATTATAAAATGGCCGAAATACGGGTCTGCAATGATAGTGGAAGACTTACGCGACCAGTATTGCGTGTAAAAGATAGAAATTTATTGATAAATAACGATATTGTTGCCAAGGTAAACAAATCAGAATTGGTTTGGGATAATTTGTTAACGAGTTCAAAAATCGATGATGCTATTATTGAATATATTGATCCCGAAGAACAAAGCTGGTCTCTTATTGCAACAAAACCCAAAGATATTATTGCCCATTCTCATAATGTTCAACGGTACACCCATTGTGAGATTCATCCAAGTACGATTTTCGGTATATTATCCTCTTGTATACCGTTTCCCGAACACAATCAATCCCCGAGGAACACGTACCAATGTTTGGATATTAATGAAACTGTTTTATTAAGTAATGGTTCTAAAATACCTATAAAGGATATACATATTGGTGATGAGGTTGTATCATTTAATCCTGAAACAATGGAAACAACTTATACAAAAGTAATACACCATTACGTCAGGGAAACCAATAAAGAAATTTACAAAATTACAACATTAAGTGGCAAAGAAATTATTGCAACTACTGATCATAAATTTATGACAACCGAAGGTTGGTGCGAAGTAAAAAATATGGTTGAAAATGAAACAAAGATTGGAATTTTACCTCATCAAGAAATACAATTAGATAATAATGTTATAGAAGAAATAGTTATACTATCAGAAGATGATTTTAGGGATTTCTTTATTAATAATTGTTTCACATTAAGACTAATAGAAAAATATGTATCTGAATTAAAAAATATTAATTTATTACCTTTAAAAAATACGAATTATAATTTACCGATTTTAGCAAGAATATTTGGTTTTATTCTTGCGGATGGGTCAATAAATATATATGAAAGAAATGGAAATAAATTTACTGCGTGCAGTTTTGACTTTGGTACAGAAGCTGACGTGAAAATATTTGAAGATGACATTTCATTATGTGGTTTTAATAAATGTAAATACAATAAGGGATCGCGACATTTTAATGATGTAATGCACACTACTTATGATGTAACCCATAATGGAATATTACCGGCTCTATTATTATCATTAGGAGTATCGTATGGCAAAAAAACTGAAAGTATTAGAAAGGAAATTCCTAATTGGATAATGAATGGAAATAAATTGGTAAAAAAGGAATTCTTAAGTGGTTTTCAAGGTGGCGATGGATGTAAAATTCGTTGGAATAAAATGGAGAAAAATGGGTATAATTTTATTTGTGCCGAAACTTCTCAACAAATAGAACCTAAATACTCTTCTTCATTGCAAAAATTTATGAAACAATGTGTTGAATTATTAAAGGATTTTGACATAGAGGTATCAAATGTTAAAATGGTAAAGGTTTCTAATGCGAATAGAGTAAAAGTATCTTATAAAATTTCGGATAAACATCAAAATTTGATTAAATATTATGACAATATTGGTTATAGATATAGTTCAACCAAAAATAATTCATCTTTTATTATAATAGAGTATTTGAAATACAAACAGTCGCTTTATGAAAAACACAAGAGTTTTATTCAGACTATTAGAAATTTATATGATAATAACAAAAGTAATACTGCTATTGCGAATGAGCTAAATATTAAAGTTAACTTTGTTTCTGATGTTGTTAGAAGTTACAAAAAAAATAGCAAAATTTCTATGCGTAATTTATGCGAAAACACTATTGAAAATTGGTTAAATGAGGTAGTATTGTTTAATGATGTATTATTTGTACCAATTAAAAGCATTGAATTAGTAAACAATCGTTTAATATCTGATATTACGGTCGAGTCAGAAAATCATAGTTTCATAGCGGGAAGCAATTTCTTATCAAGCAATTGTGCACAGGGCAAGCAAGCTATGGGTGTTTATGTTACCAATTATGAAAATCGTATGGATAAAACTGCCTATGTCCTTAATTATCCTATGCGTCCGTTAGTCGATACACGAATTATGAATATGATTCAACTCAACAAAATCCCATCTGGAACTCAAGTGATCGTAGCAATTATGACTCATACTGGTTACAATCAGGAGGATTCATTGCTAATAAATCAGGGTTCTATTGATCGCGGTATGGCTTTGGTTACAGTTTATCACACTGAAAAGGATGAAGATAAACAGAAAATTAATGGAGATGAAGAAATTCGTTGCAAACCTGATGCAACAAAAACAAAAGGTATGAAGATGGGTAATTATAACAAAGTAAACTCCAAGGGTGTTATACCAGAAAATACTCTGGTGGAAAATCGTGATATCATTATTTCAAAAATCACGCCTATTAAAGAAAATAGAAACGATCATACAAAAGTCATTAAATATGAAGACCAGAGTAAAATGTACAAGACAGTGGAGGAGACTTATATTGATAAAAATTATATTGATAGAAATGGCGAAGGATATAACTTTGCAAAGGTACGTATCCGTGCGGTAAGAAAACCAGTGATTGGGGATAAATTTAGCTCGAGGCACGGTCAGAAGGGTACTGTGGGCAATATTATTCCGGAATGTGATATGCCATTTACTAGCAGTGGGGTGAAACCGGATATTATTATTAACCCACACGCAATTCCATCACGCATGACGATTGGTCAGTTAAAAGAGACCGTTCTAGGTAAAGTTCTACTTGAGCTCGGTTTGTTTGGCGATGGAACAGCGTTTGGTGATTTTGAAATTAAGGATATTTGCAGCGAACTAATCAAACTGGGTTATGAGTCAAATGGTAACGAGTTGATGTACAACGGTCTCACTGGCGAACAGCACGAATGCAGTGTGTTTATGGGTCCCGTATTCTACCAGAGACTTAAGCACATGGTTAATGATAAGGCGCATAGTCGTTCTATTGGACCAATGGTGAATTTGACTAGACAGCCAGCAGAAGGTAGGTCAAGAGACGGCGGTTTGCGCTTCGGAGAGATGGAAAGAGATTGCCTACAGGGTTCTACTCCAATTCCCCTTAATTGTGGGTTGAGCGTTAAAATAGAAACTATGGAAAAATCTAACTTAACTGTTCTTGGATGGTCTGAACAAACAAATAGTATGATCAATTCAAATCAAGTTGGATTTATGGATAAAGGAGAAAAAGAGTGTTTGGACATTACTTTTGAAGATGGAAGAAAAATAACCTGCACGGATAATCATCCTCTTTTGACGAATGAAAATAAATGGGTGAAAGCGAAAGATCTAAAAATTAACCTTGATAAAATTAAGACGAGCGTTAATTATCCAATTATGGATATTCAAAGAGAAATTATTGAATGTTCTGGTTGGAGTTTAGAATTTGGAGATATTAAACTTACTACAAATAATGAAAATGAATACTTCAAAACGCTCGCTTTTATGAGAATACTAGGTTATTTGATTACAGATGGAGGTATATATTTAAATAATACAAGAGACACATATATAGGCTGTGTTAGTTTAGGTCATATGAATGATGTAAATAATTTCATATGTGATTTAGAACTATTTTGTGATGTAACACAAGTTAATTTTGTGTGTGGTAATTGTTATAGGGTCTTCATTCCAAATTCGATTGTATTAGATATCTTAAAAATTAAAGGAATTCAAACAGGTTCAAAAATATTACAACCAGCACAGCTACCTGAATTTATATTAGACCAGTCTTGTCCCACACATATTATTCGTGAATTCTTGGGTGGATTATTTGGTGGTGATGGTCACACTTGTGTTTTAGGTATGCATCGCGGTAAACGTGATTTGTTATCTTCTGTTTCATTCTCAAAAAGTAAGAGTAATATTCATTTAGACTCATTAATTAAAATGATGGAGGATATAAAATTATTGTTTTCTAGATTTGATATTAATAATGTTACTATACAAAAAATGAAAGAAATAACTCATTCAAAAAATAAGATAGATAATAAAAATAAAACATTTCAACTAACACTTCATTTAAGTATGGATGAGCTAATACCATTTTCAGAAAAAGTAGGTTTCAGATATTGCTGTCACAAGTCACAGAGATTAGAGGCAGGGGTATCTTATAAACGTTTAAGGAATGAAGTCGTTAGACAACACAATTGGATTGTAAATAAGGTTGATGAATTAACCAATTTCACAAAAATTAAGTCTGAACAACCAAATAAAATTGTTCATACAAAGACTGCTATAAAAGAAGCTGTTCAAGAATTAAAAAGAATAGAACCTTTAGTTCACGAATATGCTATACCTTCGTGTCACGATATTACTGACCACTTATTGAAGGGTACCAAGTTTGGTTTATTTAGAGGTTCTGGTTTTCCTAATGCTCAACAATACCTAAAAGAAATTGGTGCATTAGATTGGTTCATAAATGATGAAAAAGAAAAATCCGGTTTACTTGAAGAAAATAATATAAACAATCAAGAAGAAACCATCCACTCTGGAGATTCCAACTCTTGTTATGGTGTAAACCGTGAATGTGTCGGTCTACCTACAATGAATCTAAAAGTGATTGATATAAGACCAGCCGGTATTCATCCAGTATATGATATTGAAGTAGAAAATACGCATTCCTTCTTGGCAAACGGTGTTGTAGCTCACAATTGTATGGTTTCTCACGGCGCATCCAGATTTACAAGAGGAAGAATGTACGATGCCTCTGATAAATATTCGGTACACATTTGCAAGAAGTGTGGTTTAATCGCCTCTTACAATGACAAGATGCACATTCATCATTGTCGGTATTGTGATAACCGGGTAGATTTTGCTTATGTCGAAATACCCTATGCGTGCAAATTATTATTTCAAGAATTGAATACGATGAACATAGCACCTCGTATTATGACAGACCATTAGTTTTATTTATAAAATAAAAATAATATATATCTAAATATTTATTTGATTATCATTATTAGTAAATGTTTTATAAACAGGTGAGTTATTTTTTAACAATGGTAGAGTTATTCCGTCATTTTTTGTGTTGTTTGGTTCATTTCTTGTATTAGTATTTGTAT